ATACCTGATTATGGATCCGGTGCTGTAACTGGCAACGCCACGTATAACTTATCTGTTGACGCATTGGGCAAAATAGTTGAAACTGCAATACCCGCCGCACCGATTTATTTAAGCGCTATTTTACTGTTTAGTCAATCAGGTGCAAACGCACCCGTGGTTGATAATGTTTTAGAAAATACATTAAGCATAGGTTATCCGTTTAATTGGACTAGAGTTGCAGGCGGTGAGTATAACTTAAACGCACCTGGTAAATTTAAACTATTCAAAACAATTGTATTTATAAACGGTGGGTCGGCAGAAAACAATCATGATGTTGCATGGGAAGTTTTGGATTCAGATAACTTAAGAATACGCACACACAACAGTGATAACAAACTTACAAAAGCATCATTAGAAATAAGAACTTACAATTAAAATTATGGCTTGGAAGATATTAAACATGGAACACAAGACCTCTGATGGTTTTGTAATTGAAGTAACGTCTACTTACGAAAAAAAGGACGGGCCTGGATATGCTAGCTTGCTATTCGTGAACGAGTTTGAAGAAACAGCTGGCCCTGAATTTATACCATACAAAGACTTGACAGAAGAAGTAGTCATAGGCTGGGTTAAAGATGCGCTTGGGGCAGAGGAAGTGAATAAAACAGAGGCAAGTGTGAACGCGTTAGCTGCCGCAAAAAAGCAGGAAATTGAAAACCCTACAATAGAACCTGGGCTGCCTTGGGTGTAAAAACCGATAAAACCAAGTAATATATAAAGTATACCCGGCACGGGAGAGTGCAAACCAAATAATAACATAAAAACCAAAACCAATGACAATTTATTATCAAACTAGCTCGTGGGCTAGTCAACCAGAAGTAACCGAAAAAGAAATGAAAGCGTGGGAACACGCCTCAACCAAATCAAATTGGCGCATCGTGCAATTGCCAAACGGATTTTATCAAACAGAAATCAAATCCGATACTGGCGATTGGAAAGATATAACCAGACGCGAAACAATAGAAGGTGCAGAACAAGCAATCGACGCATCTATAGAACATTATAACAAAAAACTAGAGTTCTCAAAAGGACCTAAAATTGTAAAAACTTTTAAATAAAAATGGGATACATAAGATTTAAAGACGCGCTCGGACGGGGAAATATACTTGACGCCGGCAGAGTATTAATAGTGAGGCAACAAGGGAGCAACATTGACATTATACTTGATTTTCACACAGTGGCAAATGGCGGTGGTGGCGTTGTTGGTGGAGTCCGCAAACAAATACGCTTAATTGGATCGGGCTTTACTAGTGCAACTGTAGAAAGAATGAATTTAGCAATTATTAATGCTCAAGTTAACTTAGTAACTGATTTTGAATTCGCTGAAGGGGAAGAGTTGCTGGAAATAGAAATGGACCCACATCCAAACTAGTCTATAAAATACCAATCTAATTTAATTAAATCAAATCATGACTGACAAAATTGTTAAGAATTTAAACTTTGGCGACACCGCTAAAGAAAAGATTCTTGCTGGAATAGAAAAACTCACAAAAGCTGTTAGCTCCACTCTAGGGGCTAGCGGCAAGTGTGTGATACTTGAAGATAATACAGGAAGACCCGTCATAACAAAAGATGGAGTAACTGTAGCAAATACAATAACACTGTTAGATCCGGTTGAAAATATAGGTGCTACACTTATAAAGCAAGCGGCTCAAAGAACGGTTAGCGAGGCAGGCGACGGAACCACCACAGCGACGGTGTTGGCGCATGCAATTTTAAAAGAGGCATATGAAGCGCTAAAGTCGCATGGAACTCGCGAAATTAAAGAAGGCATAACCCTAGCGGTTGAAAAGGTATGCGCGGCATTAGAAAAAACAGCCATACCTGTAACCGGCGAAATGTTAAACCAAGTTGCAACAATCTCAGCAAACAACGATGCTGAGCTAGGTAACTTAATTGCTGACGCCTTCAAAGCTGTTGACAGAACAGGTGTTGTTATAATGGAAACTTCAAATGAAACTACGACGACTACAGAAGTGGTTGACGGGGTTCAATACGAAAAAGGATTAAAGAATTTTCATTTTGTAACAAATAAAGAAACTGGTGTTTCTGAGTTAGACAATCCTTTAGTTTTAATTGTTGAATCAGAAGTTCCTAATATAAGAAAAATACAAAGCGTATTAGAATACGTTATTAAAAATAAAAGAAGCCTTCTAATAATTGCCGATGTTGGACTTGAGGTGTTAAACGCTCTTGCCATGAATCACGTTAAGGGCAATATAAAAGTAAATGTTATCGATGCTCCTACTTATGGAGTAACTAAAAAAGAAGTTATGCAGGATTTAGCGCTATTAACAGGTGCAACTGTAATAAATGAAAATTTAGGGGATGACATGGATTTAATACAACCCGAGTATTTAGGGGAATGCTTAAAATCTGTAACAAACAATGAAGAAACGATTCTGCAAATTAGTGAACCCAGTGAAGAAGTTGAAAAACTGGTGGAGCAGGTTAAAAAACAACTTAGTGAAGCTACGCTCGCGGGTTACAAAATTCGATTTGAAAAAAGACTTGCTCGTCTCTCCGCTAAAGTGGCTATTGTCAAAGTTGGAGCAAACTCAGAAGTAGAGTTAAAAGAAAAAACAGATAGAGTAGAAGATGCTATTTGTGCTACAAAAGCCGCAATAAAAGAAGGTATAGTTTCAGGTGGAGGTATAGCTTTGTTGAATGCGTCTGTTCTTACAACAGCTAAAAGCGAAGGTGAGAAAGTATTGTTAAAGGCAATTAAAGCGCCTTATGAAACAATCCTTACAAACGCAGGTCTTGAAATAGTTTATCCCCAAACAAAGAGCAAAGGGTTAAACGTGGTTACAGGAAAAGAAGTAAATATGGTACGAGCAGGGATTATAGATCCACTACTAGTAACTAAAAGCGCTCTTAAAAATGCGGCTTCAGTAGCTACAACAATAATTTCAACTGATTGTGTAATCAATAACTTAAGAGTAGGAGATGAAAGCAATAGGTAGAAACTTAATAGTATTAAAAGAAAAGCAAGGCCCAAAAGAAACAAAGGGTGGTTTACTTTTAGCGGAAAAGCAAAGGGAAGATATTAGATATGCAAAAGCAAAAGTAATATCAGCCGGTGAAGACGTACAGGCTATAAAGAATAATGATGTTATATATTACGACCGCCACGCGGGCCACAAAATAGAATTTGAAGGCAATATGTATAATGTCATAAAAGCGCAGGATGTAGTAATAGTTGTATGAGGCATTTAGAGGCATCTGATTTGCGTTCTTTAAATATTCTAAAGCATTACCGCGTAATTAGAAAATGGACCGCTAAAACACACGGTTTACAAGAAGCAGACTTAGAGCTTTTAATATACTTTGACTGCTTGGATCATTTTACTAAAAACGATTATAAAACCGGGGTGCTCGCATACAGTTGGGATAATAAAAGATGGAATAGGCTTTTAAAAGAAGACTGGGTGAGTGTATGGCGCAAAAGAAATCATACAACACAAAAGTATCACATATATAAAACTTCATTCAAATGTAGGCAGATGATTACACGTATGTATAAAATGCTTTTGGATGAAGAAGAAATACCATTAATAAAAAATCCTAAAACGTATTCAGATCGTGCCTTAGGGTTAGCTATAAAAAAAATAAACTATGGCAAGTAACACATTTGCGATCCCTAGCATAAAAGCTAAGACCATAAAAGTGCCACCTGTAGATGTTTCTAGAATTGGACAGACTGGCGACTGGGCGGGCATCAATCAAAGAATAGACCTAGGGCTTACGAACCTGCAAAAAACTAAAGATCAAATAAAAGTTGGAGAAGGGCAAGATGATACTAATCTTCAAAGGCGTATAAACAAAGCTAAAGCGCAAGGTAATGAAGCTAAGCAAGCTAGACTAGAAGGGAAGCAAGGCCGGATTGATATTCGACAAAAAGCAAGGGCTGAACGCATTAAAACTCGTAATGAAGAACGGGCGGCACAAACGCAAGCAAGGCAGAATAAAAAAGATGAAAAGTTTAAAGCTAGAAGAGCAGGTGCAGATAACAAATACGGAACCGATGACGACACCGTGCCGGTTAGCAGCGCGGGACAATTAATTCAAAAAGGAGTTGACTTATTTAAAAAAGATACGCCAGCTACACTAAAGATGTCCGCTAAGCAATATAAAGACGAGCAAAAATTTTCTAAAATAGCAAAAGATATATAATATGGCAGCAGGAACAGCATTAGCGGCGGCAACGCGCCAAGCAATGGGCCAAGCACCCTCAGGCAGCAAATTAACCAGCGCGATGGGCGGGATATTTAAAAGAAGTAGCGGCAAAGGAAGTCGAATAAAAAGTTTAGAGTCAAGGGTAGAAGCCTTAGAGGGCGCCAACTCTGAAATGGAAGCTGAAGCGCCAGTAGCGGGGGCTGTTGGAAATGCGACTCAGGCGGCGGAAGCAGCTGCTACGGCTCAAGCAATGAGTGGCGACGCAACAAGTAGTATGGGCGGAGTGATGGCTGATACAAATCAAAACGCTTTAATACCCACAGGTAGATTTTCTGAAAAAACTCAAAACACAGCAAATCAAATTTTTGGAACACAGGAAGCAAGACAAGCAAGTATTAGTCAGATACCAGCGGGTGTTGCGGGAGCCAGCCAAGAAACAGTTGGAGCTATAGCGGATTTAATGAATGAAAACGTATAAATAAATAATTATGAAGAATCATAAAATAAAAAGCCCATTACAGGGTACAGTAGGAGAAAGTCACGTATGGGATGGGCCTTTAGACACTAGTGATTTTCCAATGGGAAAAGGAAGCAGTTCAGGAAAAGCAGGCATGCAAGTAAAAAAATACCCTTGCAAGTCATATGAATTACAGGGCCCGATTACTCAACGAGCTAAAGGAACAATGTAATGAGCCCTCAGGATATTAAACTTTACGCTATAAACTCCTTAACATTAGGTGTAACTACATTTACTAAAATAGAAATGGGTTTAAAACTTTTATTATTAGTAGTGACAATCGGATATACGATCCATAAATGGATGGAACTTAAAAAGAAAAAATAATGCCTTACGAACAATCTACTTCTCCTTTTTTAAAAAAGAAAAAGCCACCGGCTCCTTCTAAAAAAAAGTCAAAGGGCTATTACAATAAAGCCAACAAAACCGGCACAGGCGCAGCGGCAGGGGGCGGTATGTCTGAAAAAGGTGTAAAAAAATACAAAAGAGACAACCCAGGGAGTAAGCTACAGACTGCTGTAACAAAAGATCCTAAAAAATTAAAAAAAGGTAGTAAAGCCTGGAAGCGAAGAAAATCTTTTTGCGCAAGATCAAAAGGTTGGAAATCCGAAAGAGGTAGAGCGGCTAGAAGAAGATGGAATTGCTAATGAAAGATAAAGGCGTAGGAGATACTATAGCTAGGTTTACAAAAGCTACAGGTATAAAAAAATTAGCGGATAAAATTCCAGGAGGTTGTGGTTGCCAAGCAAGGCAATCTGCTTTGAACAAAATGCTACCATATAAAAACAAATAGATGGCTTTTAAAATGAACAGTGCGCCTTACGCGGTGGATAATACCCCCATATATAATGTAAGTATGGAGGACGGGGTTCTTGGAAAAGCAAACAATAATGGTACAATAATAATTGATGAAAACCTAAGCGCTGCGCAAATGCAAGGTGTGATTGATCATGAAAAGGTAAAAAATATTTAAGATCTGAAATGCAGGAAGGAAATAAAAAATTGCCTTGGGAGGCAGAAGCATATAGAAACGCATAAAATAAAAAAAATGGCATATACACAAGAACCAGGGCGCGGTAATGGAAATCCTATTATGAAGCTGTCCGACAAATTAAAAGAAGGCAGTAGCTTAAAGCTGCTAGGTGATTTAGATAAAGACGGGACGCTTAACAAATATGAAGCAAAACGTCAGAACGCTATTGAAAGCAATAGCCCAGCTACAATGTACGGCGCTCCTATAGAAATGAAGGCGAATAATGGCCCAATGCCTCAGTCTGGTTTAAATTATGGAGCTCCTTTGAAGTTTCACGGCAAAGAGCACGATTCAGGCGATAACCTACCTTCTTACGATACTACTACTTATAATGCCAGTGCGTCAGGTTCTGGGGGCGGATCTACTTCACAAAATCTTTCAACTAGTAACTTATCGGATTATCAATCAACATTAGTTGATAAAGGCCCTGATTTTAAACCCACCCAAGCGCAAACAGACGCGGCAAACGCTAATGTTGCTAGATTAAAGGCATTAGATAGATCAAATGCTACAACAAATGCTGCTTCAAATTCAAACTCATCCCGGTCAAGCAACGAATCGACAAGTACTTCAACTACTACTTTGGGTAACCAAACGCTAAACCAAATTAAAAAATCTGGAAATATTCAAGTACAAAATAGAACTAATAAAATTAAAGCTACCCGAGAAGCAGCAAGGAATCAAGCCGTTATTGATAGCACTAAAGTTGCTAATAAGCTTATAAGTAGTAGGCCTATTTCAACACAAGACAGCGAAGCGGTAATCGCTCAAGGGCGAAGAGCAGGAAATCTGGCGGCAAAGAAATCACTCTTAAAAAGCAAAGCCTACACTTCTTCTAAAATTAAAAAAATGGTGCAAAGTGGTAAAAATTATTTAGGAACAGAGTAATAGCTGTAAACATAGCTGTTAGCGCGCAATAATATAGATATAATTTTATATGGCTTTTAAACTTAACAATCCAACAGATCCGCCTTCTGGCAGTAATAATACTACCGCTGAGGAGTTGCGTCAAAAACGTATAGACGCAAGGAAAGCATTAGAGGCTGAACGTAAAAGAGTTACTGATATTCGATCTAGAATAGATGAAGTAGCGGAAAGCGCGGCCAGTGGGGGCTACACTGTGGACTATGGCATGAATGACGGGAGAGCCGGAGTAAAAGGAGCCGGGGTTGTTCCGCAAAAAACATTTGAGTGGCTACAAGGCATGGGTGGAGCAGGTTGCTCAACTTACGCTTGCGGCATAATGCGAGAAGCAGGCGTCACAGTACCCAATTCAGTTGGAGAAGAAGGGATTACTATAAATAATGTTACGTATAAGCCCGGTGATAAAATGCCAATTATACCAGGAAATGAGCAATTTGATGCAGTGGCACCTCAGCTTGGCTTTGAACTAAGAGCTCCTGGCAGTTTACCTGAAGAGGGTGATGTTACTAGGGTAAGTTATGGTTTTGGCTCAACAAGCCATTCTACAATTCAAACTGGTGAAGGATTAAATGTTTATAATCCAGGAATTCCTGGTGTAGGTTTAAAACAGTCAGAATATTATGCTGAACCCTCAGAATTTCTTGGTATGTCTGAAGAGCAAACAAAGGAATACGTAGAAGGTCTTGCGGATTCTGGTTACGACATCAATCCAAGGGTAAGCGAGGACAAAAGAATATATCCCACCAGATTAATGCAATATGTTGGGGATTTGCCAGCGCTGCGAAAACAATATAGAGAAGCTGCGCAAGCCGCAGGACCGGAAAAAGCAATTAAGCTAAAAGCAAAACCTGCTACATATTCCACGGCACCAACAGCTCAATTACCTACTAATATGTTAAAGTTTTTTAATAGAAATAAATAATTTAATTTAATAAAATGAAAAAGCTAGTTTTTATTTTAGCTTTTCTTTACTTAGGCATTACTAATGCTCAAGAAAAACTTTCTATATCTAATTATTTTAAAATACCAGAAAGTTATAAAAGAATAGCTAAAACTAATTACCATAAATGGTTAATTAATAAAGAAATAAAAGTAGAAGAAGTAAAAACTTATGACGGATATATTATATACGGACTAGGGGATTATTATGCCGCGAAATTTGATTACAATATTGGCAAAAGAGATTTGCACCAATGTGCAGATGCCGCTATGTATTTTAGAGCCTGGTATCATTTTAATGAAGGTAATATAAATAAAATAGCATTTACATTTACTGACGGGACGCGATATAGTTATAATAAGTTTTTAAAGCAAAAAAAGCTTAGCAATACATTTAATAGCTTTAATAAATACATGGCTGTTATTTGGTCTTATGCCGGAACGTGGTCAATAAATAAATACGATACAATACCTGTTAGCATAAATAATATATCCGCTGGCGATATATTTGTCATAGGTGGATTTCCGGGTCACGCGATTACTGTTGTAGATATAATAGAAAACGAATGTGGTGATAAAAAAATAATGATATCACAAAGTTTTATGCCAGCACAAGATCATCATATATTATTAAACCCAAAAAGTAATACTGTTTGGTTTGATATAAACGAGGTGCGCAATACGGGGTTTGGCTTCACTGAAGACAATTTAAAAAGATTTAAAATATAATGAAAAAGATTTGGCAATGGCTTACCGGCTCCGTTATAAAAGAAGTAGGGGTTGTTTTAGATAATCTTACAACTACTAAAGAAGAAAAGCTAGAAGCCCAAAGGCTAATAACTGAAATATTAGAAAAAGCTGACAAGGAAGCTCAAGAGCAAGTTACAGCTAGATGGCAAGCAGATATGGCATCTGATTCTTTTTTATCAAAGAACATTCGTCCACTTGTTTTAATATATTTAACATTTATATTTTCAATATTAGCGTTTTTTGACGGTAACGTTGGTGAATTTAAAATAGCAGAAGAGTACATTCCTATATTCCAAACTCTTCTTGTTACAGTGTATGGAGCTTACTTCGTAGGTAGGTCTTGGGAAAAAGCTAAAAGTATGAGTAATAATAAAGATCAATAAATTAACTTAAATTAAATAAAATGGCAAAGATTACAGAAGAGCAATTAAAAACAATACGTGAATCGCAAACTAAACTTAGTGATTTACTAAATAAAGTGGGTTACGCAGAAGCAACAAAACACGGGTTGCTACACGAATTTGCAAAAGTAAACAAAGAAGTAGAAGACTTCAAAGCAGAGCTAGAAGAGCAATACGGCGCAATAAATATTGACGTTGAAACCGGAGAATACACAGAGCTAAAAGAAAATGAATAATAATGTAAGAAAAATCAGTATAGGCTCTGACTATAAAAACGACGCGATGCACTACTCCGTAGGGCAACAGGTCTATGGGGGCCATGAAATATCAAATATATTATTTGACGAAGCTGATCATTCTTACAATATATTCATTAAAAAAAACAACGAGGTGTTGCCGTGGAAAAAGTTTAATAAAAACATGGCAATATCCGTTGAGTATGACTTAGAGTATTAATGAGAAGTCTTTACCGGTTCATTGTTAAACCCGCTAATAAGCGCTATAATAATGAAAAGAAAATAGGCGACAGTAGCCTCTTACTAAATAATAATATAGAAAGCTTTCGTCACGTTAGCAAAGAAGCGATTGTAGTTGAAATACCAAAAGCTTTTAAAACAAATATAAAACCTGGTGATAAAGTTATAATTCATCATAATATATTTAGAAGGTTTTATGATATAAGAGGGAAAGAAAAAAATAGTGGCACTTACTTTAAAGATGATTTATATTTTGTTAATATAGATCAAGTTTATATGTATAATCAAAATAATAAATGGATACCTCATTTAGATTATTGTTTTGTTAACCCTATTAAAGAAGACGCTATGTTTTCAATTAATTTTGAAAAGCCCCTAGTTGGTATATTAAAATATGGAAACAATGCGTTAGAAGCGCTTAAAATAAACCCAGGAGACTTAGTTGGCTTTACGCCTTACAGCGAGTTTGAGTTTATAATAGATAATAAGCGTTTATATTGTATGAAATCAAATGATATTGTAATTAAGTATGAGTGTAAAGGAAACGAAGAAGAATATAATCCAAGCTGGGCGCAGAGCAGTTGAGGAATTAATTAAGGTAGCTAAAGAAGCTATTGTTGACTCAGATGATGATATATCAGCTGATAGATTAAAGAACGCTGCCGCTACTAAAAAGCTAGCTATATTTGATGCGTTTGAAATACTCAATAGAATCGAGGAGGAGCAGGCATTACTTGATGGCGCTAATAAAGAAACGCGGGCAAAGTCTTTTAAGGGTTTTGCGGAAGGTAGATCTAAATAATGTACGAGCAAAGTTTATATAAAATTTTACCGGACTATATTAAGCCGAGCGTAATTAAAAAAAATAATCGTTATAAAAAATGGCAGTATGGCTACAACAAAGATTATGATGTTGTAGTTATAAGCAAGACGGGGCAAATAGGCGAAATATACGAAATACAAAATTTAAAAATTGCACTGCCAAAAAAAGATAACGTTTACGCTTCTAAGAAAGATAAATGGGAGAAGCTTGAGTACCCTAAAGAGCTCAGCAAAATAAAAAGCGTATTCGAGTGGAACACAAAGCCCGAGTATTTTAAAGATAAATACTATGATTACATTGATCAAGAATTTAATCGCAGATCGCAGGGGTTTTGGTTCTATAATAAGGGTGTGGCTACTTACGTTACTGGTACTCACTATATGTACTTGCAGCACTCCAAAATTGATGTTGGGGCAGCAGAGTTTAGAGAGTCAAATAGATTATTCTTTATATTCTGGGAAGCCTGCAAGGCCGACCCACGATCTTATGGAATGTGTTATCTTAAAAACCGTCGTTCAGGATTTTCATTTATGTCTTCAGCAGAGACCGTTAACCTGGCAACAATTACGTCAGATGCACGGTATGGTATCTTGTCTAAGTCTGGAGCAGATGCTAAGAAAATGTTCACAGACAAGGTCGTTCCGATATCGGTCCACTACCCCTTCTTTTTCAAACCAATTCAGGACGGTATGGACAGGCCAAAGACAGAGCTCGCCTACAGGATACCGGCGTCAAAACTTACTAGACGTAAACTTGATAGCGGTGAAAACCCCGAAGAGCTCGAGGGATTAGATACTACTATAGACTGGAAAAATACAGGAGATAACAGTTATGATGGAGAAAAATTAAAACTGTTAGTGCATGATGAATCGGGTAAATGGGAAAGACCAGATAATATACTAAACAACTGGAGGGTTACTAAAACCTGCTTAAGGTTAGGAGCTAGAATAGTAGGTAAGTGTATGATGGGATCAACAAGCAACTCGCTAGATAAAGGCGGCACTAATTTTAAAAAATTATACAATGCCTCAGACGTTACAAAAAGAAACCGCAACGGACAGACTAGCTCGGGATTATATAGTTTGTTCATACCTATGGAATGGAACTACGAAGGATTTATTGATTCTTATGGCTTACCTGTATTCGATACACCCAAAGAAGAAATTAAAGGGCCTCACGGAGACATAATAGACCAAGGGGTGATACAGCATTGGCAGAATGAAGTTGATGGATTAAAAGATGATCAAGACGGATTAAACGAATATTATAGGCAATTTCCAAGAACGGAGCAACACGCTTTTCGAGATGAAGCTAAGGAATCTTTATTTAATCTTACTAAAATATATCAACAAGTTGATTACAACGAAGATTTAAGAAACTCTAGTGTAATAACGCGGGGAAGCTTTTATTGGGAAAACGGCATTAAAGATACAAAAGTAATGTTTGCGCCAAATAAAGACGGTAGGTTTTTAATATCTTGGATACCAAATAAAAACCAACAAAACCGTGTAATATTAAAGAATGGGATTAAATACCCGGGTAATGAGCACATGGGGGCGTTTGGTTGTGATAGCTATGATATATCAGGAACAACTGACGGTAAAGGATCGAAAGGCGCGCTTCACGGTTTAACAAAGTTTAGTATGGAAGATGCTCCGGCTAATTCTTTTTTCTTAGAATATATATCAAGGCCTCAAACGGCGGATATATTTTTTGAGGACGTATTAATGGCTTGCATATTTTATGGTATGCCTATATTAGCAGAAAACAATAAGCCTAGATTGCTTTACTATTTTAAAAGAAGAGGATACAGAGGTTTTTCAATGAATCGTCCTGATAAGCTTTTAAATAAACTTTCAGTTACAGAAAGAGAAATAGGTGGTATGCCTAACTCAAGTGAAGATATTAAACAAGCACATGCGGCCGCCATCGAATCCTATATAGAAGATCACGTTGGCTTAATGAAAGATGGATCTTACGGAACAATGTATTTTCAAAAAACTCTGGAAGATTGGGGTAAATTTAATATAAACAATAGGACTAAGTTTGATGCTTCTATTAGCTCAGGCTTAGCTATAATGGCTTGTAACAAAAACAAATATAGCCCAAGGGCTGAAAGAATATTAACATCACATACTTTAAGTTTTAAAAAGTACAATAATAAAGGACATAGTTCAAAAATAATATAAATGGTATATACTAACTACAATAGTTCATTTCCTGACCAGGTGGTACCTGCTGCAGAAAAGCTAAGCTTAGAGTATGGAGAAGCCGTAGGTAGAGCTATCGAAAACGAATGGTTTAGAAATACACGTTCGGGTGGAGATAGATTTATGGCTAACTACCAAAATTTTCACAGATTAAAGCTTTACGCTAGAGGTGAACAGTCTATACAAAAGTATAAAGATGAGCTAGCAATCAATGGAGACTTGTCTTATTTAAACTTAGATTGGAAACCAATTCCGGTAATATCTAAATTTGTAGATATTGTTGTTAATGGAATGTCTCAAAGATCTTACGAGATAAAAGCATTTGCGCAAGATCCTGAGTCTTTAAAGAAAAGAACAAATTACGCTGAAAGAATAATGCGCGATATGATGGCTAAGGATTTTTTAGACAACGTGCAAAACACACTAGGTGTTAATATGTATTCTACTGACCCTGAATCTTTACCTAATGATGTTAAAGAGTTGAGTCTTAAAATGCAGTTAGAATTTAAAGAGTCTGTTGAAATAGCTGAAGAGCAAGCAATAGATACTATATTAGATAAAAATAAATACGACCAATCTAGAAAAAGAGTTTTATATGATTTGGTTGTATTAGGAATTGGCGCAACAAAAACAAATTTTAATCCAACAGAAGGCATTACAATTGATTATGTTGATCCCGCTAGTTTGGTATACTCTTATACTGAAGATCCAAATTTTGAAGATTTGTATTATGTTGGCGAAGTTAAAACTTTGTCATTGTCAGAAGTTAAAAAGCAATTTCCTTATTTAAGCGATCAAGACTTACAAGAAATACAAAAGTTTGGCAATTCTCCTGGTAACTATTTAAGAAATTATGCAGGAGATAACACGGATGATCAAGTTAATGTATTATATTTTGAATACAAAACTTACAACGATCAGGTTTTTAAAATAAAAAGAACTGACACAGGTTTAGAAAAAGCTTTAGAAAAACCAGACACTTTTGCTCCACCTCCAAACGATAATTTTGAAAGAGTAGGTAGAACTATAGAGGTCTTATTCAGTGGCGCTAAAATTCTTGGCCAAAACAAGATGTTAAAATGGGAGTTAGCCGAAAATATGACTAGGCCGTTTGCAGATACTACTAAAGTTAAAATGAATTATTCTATTTGTGCGCCTAGAATGTACAAGGGGCGAATAGATTCTTTAGTCAGTAGAGTAACTGGCTTTGCTGATATGATACAGCTAACACATTTAAAGATGCAACAAGTAATGTCCCGTATGGTTCCCGATGGAGTTTATGTGGATGTTGATGGTTTAGCTGAAGTAGATCTTGGCAACGGCACAAACTATAACCCAGCGGAGGCATTGAATATGTATTTCCAAACAGGTAGTATTGTGGGTAGGTCTTTAACCCAAGACGGGGATATTAACAGAGGGAAAGTGCCTATACAGGAACTGCAGTCTTCTAATGGGATGGCTAAATTATCAGCATTGATACAAACATATCAGTATTATTTGCAAATGATTAGAGACGTGACCGGTCTTAATGAAGCCAGAGATGGTGCAATGCCTGATAAAAACGCTCTGGTTGGTTTACAAAAAATAGCAGCCGCAAATTCTAACACAGCCACAAGACACATATTACAGGCTCAATTATATATTACGCTATCTACGTGTGAAAATATTGCTTTGCGACTAGCAGATGCGTTAGCATATCCATTAACAGCTCAATCGCTAAAGCAGTCTATTAGTACTTATAATGTTGGTACTTTAGAAGAATTAGCCACGTTGCAAATACATGACTTTGGTATATTTTTAGACTTAATGCCAGACGAAGAAGAAAGAGCAAAATTAGAAAACAATATACAGACCGCATTATCCGCGGGTTTAATTGGCTTAGACGACGCTATTGATATTAGAAATATATCAAACATCAAAACAGCTAATGAATTTTTAAAGGTCAGGCAAGCTGAAAAAGCAAAGCGCGATCAAGAGGCGCAGCAGGCTAATATTGCTGCTCAAGCCCAGGCAAATTCTCAATTAGCACAGCAAACAGCATTAGCGGAAACTCAAAAACAACAAGTTCTTACAGAGCAAAAAATACAGTTAGAGCAAGCTAAAATGCAATTTAACATACAACAGCTGCAGCAAGAAGCTAATATTAAAAAGCAACTAATGGGTGAGGAGTTCAGTTATAACATGCAATTAGCAGAAATGAACACAAGATCTCAAATGGGTAAAGAAAATAATAAAGAAGATCGTAAAGACGACAGGGCTAAGTTGGTCGCTACGCAGCAAAGCGAGTTGATTAACCAGCGTCAAAATAACGCGCCGCCTAAAAACTTTGAATCATCTGGAATGGATGTTCTTGGCGGGTTTGGTTTAGAACAATTTGAACCAAAGTAAAGTAAATTTTTAATTATTTAATTATATTATATTATGTCAGAAGTAAAACAAGAAGGGGAATTTAAAATTAAAAAAAGAAAAACCCCTAAAAAGTTGGTTAAAAAAAACGAGGTAGCTAAAGTTGATTTATCCAAACCAAAAGAAGAGGAAGTTACTAAAGTAGTAATTGACGAACAACCAAAAGAAGAAAAAGATGCCGTTCAAGAGCAAAGCGCAGATGCAGGCAATGATATTGTCGGACAATCCGAAAACAGTAGCGACAGCGAAAAAGTGGTTGAAGAAGTACAAGACGCCGCTACAAAAGCGGATGAAGGGGTACTGCAAGAAATAACAGACGAAGAGGTAAAAGAAGTAGTTGAAAATCCGCAAGAATTAGTTAAAGAAACTGTAGCGGAAACTAAGCAAGAACATAACTTACCTGAAAACATTCAAAAAGTTGTAGAATTTATGAATGAAACAGGCGGAACATTGCAAGATTATGTACGCCTAAACGCTGATTACTCCAATGTAGATAATGTTAAGCCTTATTTAGAAGGCGAAGATATTAACCTTTTACTTGAAGACTTTTCATATGATGAAGAGCTTGATGAAGAAAGGGATGTGCGCAAAAAGAAAATTGCATACAAAGAAGAAGTTGCGAAAGCCAAAAACTATTTGGAAAGTTTAAAGGATAAATATTACGAGGAAATCAAGTTGAGGCCCGGCGTAACCCAAGACCAACAAAAAGCTATGGATTTTTTCAATAGATACAACGAAGAGCAACAAGCAAACAAGCAAGTACGCGAGGTGTTTTTAAAAAGTACCGAAAATTACTTTAACGATGATTTCAAAGGTTTTGATTTTAACGTGGGTGAAAAAAAATACAGGTACTCAGTAAAAGACACTAGCTCAATTATGAATGAACAAAGTGATTTAACAGGTGTTGTCGGAAAGTTTCTAGACAAAAACGGCCAAGTTAAAAATTACTCTCAATATCATAAAGCTATATTTGCAGCCAGAAATGCCGATACAATTGCCCAGCATTTTTATGAACAAGGCAAAGCCGACGCAGTGCGTGATATAACAGCTAAATCTAATAATGTTACAGCTGATGTAAGACAATCTGTTCCAGGCAATGTTTTTGTTAATGGGATAAAAGTAAAAGCTGTTAATGGTGTTGATTCTTCAAGATTAAAAATTAAAACACGAACTAAAAACTAATTTTAAAACATTTTATTATGGCAGGAAATTTTGTAAACGGTGGTGCTTTTCCAGCGTCCACGTTGCCTTCACAAAAGCAACAAGCGCTTAGCACTAACTATTTAAACTTTACTGACGGATCAGGGAATGATTTTGCACAACAATATCTACCCGAAATCTACGAAGCAGAAATAGAAAGATATGGAAATCGTACTATCTCTGGCTTCTTACGAATGGTAGGAGCAGAAATGCCTCTACAATCTGACCAAGTTGTTTGGTCTGAACAAAACAGATTACACGTATCTTACCAAGATGTGGCTAGTGACCAAGCTACTACATTAACTTTGCCAGCAGGCCACGTTATTGTACCAAACATGACTTTGGTAGTTGGCGACAACAAAACAGTAGGCGGATCACCAAAAACTGAAAAAGTTATTGTAGGTGCTGTAACTGCTACAACTGCAGTTGTATATCCTTATCAAGCTGCCGATTTGAGCGGTTTAGGAGCTGTTGTTAATGTATTTGTATATGGTTCTGAATTTGCTAAAGGTACAGAGGGATCTACAGCAAATATCACTCCATCTTTTACGCAGTTTTCTAACTCACCAATTATTATCAAAGATAAATATTCTATCTCTGGTTCTGACACAGCTCAAATTGGTTGGGTAGAAGTTGCTACTGAAGCTGGAACTTCTGGATTTTTATGGTATTTAAAAGCTGAAGGCGAAACTCGTCTACGTTTTGAAGATTACCTAGAAATGTCTGTAGTTGAAGGTGAGCTTGCTGATGCCGCAGGTGGATTTGCTACTAACCAAGCTTTAGTGCCTGGATTTAGTGCAACAATCAACGGCAAAGGTACTGAAGGTTTATTTGCAGCTATTGAAGATCGCGGTAACGTATATACTAATGCTGATTTCGGCGGAACTGGGGCTGGCTCTGGTATTGCAGAATTTGACGTTATTCTTAAGCAATTAGATACTCAAGGAGCTATCGAAGAGAACATGCTTTTCTTAGATAGAGACACGAATCTAGCTTTTGATGATATGCTAGCTAACATCTCTTCAGGAAGTAACGGTGGTACTGCTTATGGATTGTTTGAAAACTCAGAAGAAATGGCATTGAACTTAGGGTTCAGCGGTTTCCGAAGAGGTTCTTACGATTTTTATAAGACTGACTGGAAATACTTAAATGACATCTCCACTCGTGGTGGCATGGATGACATTGATGGTGTACTTATTCCAGCTGGAACTTCAACTGTATACGATCAAATCCTTGGATCAAACATTCGCCGACCATTCTTGCATGTACGTTACCGTGCTTCGCAAGCTGATGACAGACGTATGAAGTCTTGGATTACTGGTTCTGTAGGTGGAGCTGCTACATCTGATCTTGACGCTATGGAAGTACACTTCCTATCTGAAAGATGCTTATGTGTGCAAGCTGCAAATAACTTTGTGTTATTTACATCTTCTCCAGTAGTATAATTATTCTGTAGTAATTACCCTCGTTGAACTGACGGGGGTAGTTATTACTTTTATTAACATTTTTATTTTATTATATTATGGCTAAAGAAGCTAAAGCAGTAGAAAAAACTGAGGTTGCACCTCAACCAACTGTAGAAAAAAAACAAGCAGTTAAACCAAAACAAACAGAACCAGAGTGGGAAATTAAAGATAGAACTTATTATTTAATAGGAAAACGCAATCCATTAACTCATATAATCCCGTCAAAGCATAGTAGGAGATATCCTTTATTATGGTTTGATGAAAAAGCAGGTAAGCAAAGAGAATTGCGATATGCAACTAATCAAAGCTCTCCTTTGGTAGACGAACAAAAAGGTGAATCAACAATGGCCCACATTATATTTAAAGAGGGTACTTTGTTTGTTCCAAAACAAAAACAAAATCTCCAAAAACTCTTGTCTTTATATCACCCAATGAAGGGGCGAATATATAGTGAGTTTGATAAAGTCAGCAATGCTAAAGATGAAATTGTAGAAATCGAAATGCAAATTGAAGCATTAAATGCGGCTAGAGAAATGAATGTTGATCAAGGTGAAGCAATTTTAAGGGTGGAACTTGGGTCTAAGGTAACAGAAATGTCATCTAAAGAAATAAAAAGAGATTTATTAATATTTGCAAAAAATAATCCAAATTTATTTATTGAGCTTGCTACAGACGAAAATGTTCAACTTAGGAACGTAGCAATTGTCGCAACAGAAACAAATATAATTAAACTATCGGGTGATAACAGAACGTTTACTTGGGCTTCTAACAATAGAAAGCTTATGACAGTTCCGTTTGATGAAAACCCGTATTCTGCTATGGCTGCATTCTTTAAAACCGATGAAGGTATTGAAGTTTTAAGGTCAATAGAGAAAAAGTTACAATAACGTGTAATAATAATGCAAGCGGTAGTTTATTCTGCCGCTTAGTATTATAATAAATAAAACAAATGGCAGTAAGCGTAGATACAGTATATAGAACTGTTTTGTTGATATTAAACAAAGAAAGTAGGGGTTATTTAACGCCTGATGAATATAACAAAATTGGTGCACAAGTACAACTTGAAATGTTCAACGAATATTTTGAAGACTTAAATCAACAGCTACGTATTCCTGAAAATGACAGCGAGTACTCTAATAGAGTAAAAAACATAGAGGAAAAGTTAGCTCCATTTAAAACAATACCCACTACGGCAAACTACAACCCGGGTGGATATTTTAATTTGCCCACACCGTCTTCTCAAGTGGCGCAAGAAACAATAACTACTATAATAGGACAAGCTGCATATGCTTTTCAAGTATTGCAAGCAGCCCAAGTTGCAGAAGGAACGCTACAAGTATTTTTTGATGGTGTTTTGCAAACAGAAAATATTGGATATACTTTATCCGCGAGTGGAGGGTTTATAACTGTAAACCCAGTTCCAACCACTGTTTTTTCAATAAATGTAGTTCTTTATCAAAATGATTTTTACAAAATAGGCACAGTCATATACGACGACGAACTTGAGGTTGAAAGAATAAACCGGAATGATTTTTTGTATGTGAATATGTCTCCTTTGACAAAACCTACAACAGAATATCCTGTGTATATTTTTGAAGAAAATAAATTATACGTATACCCAAAAAGTATACAAAGCGATATAACCGCAAGTTATTTAAAAAAGCCTATTGCGCCTGTTTGGGCGTTCACAATAAGCGGTGGGTATATATATGATCCAGCAAATAGTGTAAATTTTGAATTACAACCAACAGAGCAGACTTCATTAATAATAAGAATATTGGCATATGCGGGGGTAGTTATAAGAGATCCGCAAATAGTTCAAGCTGCGGCTGGAAAAATACAAGAAGAAAGAGTAAACGAAAAAAGCTAATATATGGGATTAATAAACGAAACAAATCAACAATATTACGCAGCTTCGCAGGTTATACATCAAACACTATTAGGAGCAACTTCATTACAATATACGTTTGACGAAAAAATGAAATTGTACGATAGTGGTTCATGGAGCCCCTCTGATGTAAACTACTGGAAAAATAATTTTGTATTAGAGTATAGCCAGTCTGGGCTTGATCCATATATACCGGTTAGCGTTGAATACACATTATCAAAAAACTTAATAACATTAACCACGGGCGATTTTGCCGTGGGCTTTTATAGAGTTCGTTTAAAAGAAACTAATTATGGGGATTACGCGGGGGTGAGCCTTAAAGACATTGTTAATAATTTTATTGTAGCATATGTAGGAGAAGGCAAGATTATACCAAGCGTTAAAAGAACAGAAGTAGTTTTTCATGCAAAAAGAGGTGTTCAAGAATTTAGCTACGACACTTTGAAGAGTGTTAAGCAACAAGAATTAAGTATACCGAATAACCTTTCAGTTATACTTCCACAGGATTACGTAAACTACGTTAAGCTGTCGTGGGTTGACAAACTAGGTGTTAAGCATGTTATATACCCAACCCGCCTTACTTCCAACCCCACTGACATGCCAATTCAGCAAGTTGATAACGGCGTCCCTATACAGGATGAGTACGCTGAAAACCTGCAAGGCACACCAATTATAGACGAAAGATGGGGTGATGCTAATATGAATAAAATTACAGGTGCTTATGACAGTGAATTTTATAACAGTTATGACGCAGAAATAGATGCTTATACATGGAGGGGAAATACACTTGGTCAGCGGTACGGTTTAAATCCAGAAACAACTAACATTAATGGGTTTTTTACAATAAATGAAAGAGAAGGTAAAATTTCGTTTTCAAGTAATCTTGTAGGAAAACTTATAATATTTGAATACATATCAGATGGTTTAGCCTATGATAAAGACATGTACATACCTAAGCTAGCAGAAGAGGCTATGTACGCTCATATAGCGTACTCTATCTTATCCGTACGCATGAATATGCCTGAATACCTTGTGCAAAGATTTAAACGCGATAGAAGCGCTAAATTACGTAATACAAAAATAAGACTTTCAAACTTAAAGTTAGAAGAAATTACGCAGGTATTTAGAAATAAATCTAAAATAATTAAACACTAATATGGCTGAAGCTAAAAACAGTTTTCTTAAGGCAAAAATGAATCAAGACCTGGACGACAGGTTATTGCCTAATGGCGAATATAGAACTGCTCAGAATGTACTTGTTGGTAAATCTGAAGAAGATAGTGTTGGAACATTGCAAAACATTAAAGGTAATAAGTTAGTTTCCGGAACACAACTAGGCACTGGTGTGCATGGTCAAATAGAAATTATTGGGTACTATATGGACCCCACGAATAACCGTATTATTACATTTACAACAGACTGGGATAGTGATAAAAATGCTCCTGCAAACGCCAGCTGCGCCATACGATCTTATAATTTAGATAATAGTCATTATTTTGTTTTAGTAGAAGGTAGTTTTTTAAATTTTTCTAAAAGTAATACAGTAATATCTGTTAGTCTTTTAGAAGATTTGCTTTTTTGGACGGACAATAGAAATCAACCAAGAAAAATAAACGTAGAAACCGCTTTAAGAGAAGGTGTTTCTCATTACTATAAAGAAAATCATATATCGGTAGCTAAATATAATCCGTACCAAGCAATATCTCTTTTAAAGCAAGAGAAAGAAACTGTAATATCTGTCACTTCGCCTGCAATAATAGAGGTCGCAGAAAACCCAGGTATAGTAGTAGGAATGACTGTTTTAGGAAACAGGGGCAATATAGAAACAATACTTCCTTCCGAATATATAACTGTAACGGAAGTAGCACCCTCTTTGACTGGAGGGCAAATAATAGTATCTTTGTCATCTGCACCCAGCGATCCTATTCAAATTGGGGATAATTTATGTTTTTTAATTTCTACAATGTCCGACCAAGCTGACAATCCAACATGGCCTGGAGATCCAGATTATTTGGAAGACAAATTTGTTAGATTTGCTTATAGGTTTAAATTTGAAGATAACGAATATTCTATATATTCTCCATTCACACAAATAGCTTTTGTTCCAAAGCAAAAAGGTTATTTTATTAATTCTGATGAAACCGCCGCGTTAAGCAGTACTATAGTTGATTTTTTTGAAAATAATATAAACGATATTGAACTAATTATACCTTTGCCAGACAAGGGGATGAACATAGCTAGTAGCTATAAGATATTAAGCATAGATATATTATATAAAGAGTCTGATGAGCTAGCGGTAAAAGTTTTAGATACGATTAATGTTAGCTCTATTAATAATGAAGAAAATTTTTACGTGTATTCTTATCAATCGCGTAAGCCAATTAGAACTTTACCTTCTGAGCAAACGGTTAGGGTTTTTGATAAAGTACCCTCAAAAGCTTTTTCACAAGAAATAATTAGCAATAGGGTTGTATATGGTAATTTTTTAACAAAACCAACACCACCTGAATCTATTAGTTATACAGTTAATTTTCAACCTAAAATAGCCTCTTGTGAATACCCTTCATTTATAGAATACCCCAATCACAATATAAAGCAAAACAGAAATTACCAAGTTGGGTGGGTGCTATCAGATAAATTTGGAAGACAATCATCTGTTATACTATCTCCGGTTGAGGGCATAACCTCTGGCACCTCGGGTGATTTTGGGGGTTCAACTATATATGCTGAATACATATCAGATGATCCAATCGGGTCTGGTATATACGACCCAAGCTTTATGCCTGAGGGTGTTATTAATTGGTTTGGAAATTCGCTAGTTGTTCAGGTAAATGACCCCATACCAGGTGGAGGAACAGGTCTATACGCTACTGCGGGAGGCGATGGGACTGGATTTGTAATTGACGGGTCGCAAGGCGCAACTATAACAAACACAACCTACACTTTTACTTTATCTAGTGGTAATGATATTCCGGTTGAAGAAGAATATCTTAGGGGCCAGGATTTGGATTATGTAAAAATAACCAATGTAGATGCCAGTAACGCCCCCATATACGTTATAACCACTGATAACAGGGTTAATGATTTATATTTACCCCAACAAAATTTAGCTGTAGGGCAGGATGATATTAAATATTCTTATAATATAAATCCCAGCGGCTGGTATTCGTATAAAATTGTAGTTAAGCAAATAGAACAAGAATACTACAATGTGTATCTTCCTGGTGCGTTTGCTTCTTCCGGACTAATTGAAGATTCAACAGATACGGATAACACGGTTACCTATCTTACATTGATAAATGATAACATAAATAAAATACCTAGAGATTTATCTGAGGTTGGGCCTGATCAAAAACAATATAGAAGTAGTGTGAAATTATACGGAAGAGTAAGACCCACGGTTGATAAAACAGTAGCCGCAAGCTACACTTTTGGCAATGCTCCTTTCTTTCCTTTTAGATCAAACGACACATCAACAGCTGTTGGAAATGCCAATGACCTTTTAGGAACTACTACTGACAATAGGCAATTTACAGGCGTTGTGTCCGCTAATAGCACCGGACCAAATGTAACTATTAAAAACTTCACGCCCTCTGGATCTGAGGTACCAAGGGGAGCTGTAATAGCGGATACGGATATTGCAGGCGTTAACCCTGGTACATTTGTCCAAAACTTTATTAAATTAGGGCTACGTTATCCCAGCGGCACTGGCGCTGAAGAAGATGGAATGTTTGCAAGGGTAACTTTAACCAGCACTGTCAATTCTGCAGTAGGTAATTTCATTAACTTTACAACAAGACCGGGTGCTTATATATTTCAAGGAGACTCAAACCCTATAATTGCAAGGGTTTCTACGACCAATCAATTTGGAATAAATTATAAAGACTTTGAATTAGGCACAGCTTTTGATCCAGAAAGAAGATTTCAATTAGCTGTGTATGAAACAGATCCATTTATTTCAGCTTTAGATATATATTGGGAGAGCGCTGAGTATGGTTTAATTTCAGACATTAACGAAGAAGTTGCGGTTGGATATGATGGGCCAACAGGAATAACCCCAACAAGTTTTAGTTTAATTGAAACAGATCCAATAGGCACTAATGTAACGCAAACTTTTTATCCAATAGATCAAAATGGTGTAGACATACCACAAACATCTTTAAGTTCTTTTTCTGTTGAAGATGGAGAAGGTAATGTTACAACAGCTGATACTTTGTTTTCTATAACTCAAATTACCAGTGGCCCAGATTTGGGCTCATATCAAATTTCAACAGCAGCAGAGTTTACCTATGTTTGGAATAGTGAAAACACGAATGTGTATACATTTACAATAGTCGTGCAAAATACTAATCCCTCCACGGATTGGGCGTTTCAAACATTAACTTTTGAAGGCGCTCTTGAAAATGCACCCCCAAACTTTACGTTACCCGCTGTACCAAACTACCAAGTCATACAGCCGCAGCCCTTTCCATTGCAAGTTATAGTAGACTTAGGCAATACCACCAACCCTGTTAATGGCACTATTCAAACAGCTAATGAAACTGAAGACCTGTATTGGTCTATAGACTCGGGTAACGAATCAGGTTATTTTGAAATAACTCCAGGAGGGCAAATTACGCTTACAACGAATGCAGCGTCAAATGGAATACCTTTTAGCACTTACCCTCTTAATATAAAGCTACAGGATGCAACTGAAATTAATGATGCCGGGTTGGTTGTTGATAGCAATAGTCTAAGTGTAATAAAATCAATAAATCTTATTGCAGGCTATGAGCAAACTAATTTTACGAACCCTGTTACCGAAACTTCTGCCTCAGCAGATTTAGGGTGTACCAATACGGATCAATACCAAGACTATATATTATATTTGTCTGCATTTAATTACAACAATCTTATTACACAAGAATTTACGTTTTTGCCTTCAACCACTTATAATATTATCCCAAGCAAAATGGGCCCTGAATTACAAAGAGGAGAATTTGTTTTTAGTTGTGAAAATTGGTATATTGGACCTTGTGGTGTTGGTCAAACTGATAGCAGGGGTAATGTCGTTTTAGAAGCGTATAAAAGAGCTACAAACGGATCTGGAATTGTTACAGGCAGTTGGGTTGCCGCTCCGGACTTAAATGGTGTAATAGTACAAAATACACAAAGCGTGAGTGCGTTCATAACACTAGCTACAGATCCAACAGCTGTAAACACTACTTACGGCGGGCAAACTTCTTATACTGCTTATGGTGACCCTCAATTTGAATATGCGTTTTTTGCTAGGGTAAGAAGGTCGTCTCCAGCGGGTGCCACATTGAGCGGCAGCTTTATTGTAAGAGATTTGCATTACAGCGGACCGAATTTTGAGCAAATAGTATACGAGTTTAATAACTATGCCCCATCTTTTAGCCCGGTCTATGCGGACACTCCACTGCATGAGTATAATTTAAAATATTTTACAGATTCTGGTTTACTCAACCAGCTAATCATAAATCCTCCTACTCAAAGTGGGAATAGCTTTGCTGCTCGTTTGTCCAAAAGGCTTGCCTCAACCACCCAACCGACTGATATGGACCTTGATGATGTTCAATATGGTTGGTGGGATTTATCTGGCGGGGTTGCTCGTACAACACCTTTGGAGTGGAAATTGCGAGGCAATGCGGTATACGACATAAATAATGAGGTCAACAGAACGGGTACACCACCTTATGTTACTACCGAAAAAGAGTCAGGCTCAGGCCAAGGGCAATGGATTGTTTATAATAATTCATACCCAGGCCCCCAACCTTACGATAGAAATTATGACCCATCCGTTCCCGGATATGGCGGTGACTTTTTCTTATAATGGTAATAAAAGTAAAAAACAGGTAATTAAATAATATGGCAGCTACGTTAGAAATAAAGTATTACAACTCCTTTTGGTTAAAAAAAATTAAAGATATAACTAACCAAGGAAGCGAAGATGATCCAGCAAGCTCATATACAGTGAATAATCAAGCCGGCGCAACAATTACAATTAATCCGGGCGTTACTCAATTAGTTGCAGGAGTCGGTAGTAAAATTATTATTAATCATGGGGTTAATGATCAGTACATAGGATACATTAAAGAAGTACTCGGATCCACCCAATTAATTCTAAATAAAATTCCATCTCCCTCAATAGACTTATCATCTAATCAAGTTATTTTTGGAGAAATTATAAATTTTGATAAAGTACCACAAATATATAATTCTACTGTCGGGCAAGATTGGTTTATAGAAGAAGCAAGAATACGAGGCGGCTATAATAATACATCTGTAGATTTTGGGGTAAAAGCGTATGCTGTTGATGAAAATCCTAATGGCGAAGTAAGAAATAATGCTTTAATATATTCTGGAATATATAACTCAAGAACTGGAACTAATAATACAAATCAATTTCCGGTTGGATCAGAAATTACGAAAGCGGTAGACCCAGCCAATGGATCCATACAAAAATTATATGCTGAAGATTCTAACTTAATTATATTTCAAGAAGATAAAGTTAGCAGGGCTTTAATAGATAAAGATGCTATTTACTCGGCGGAAGGCGGCGGAACTGTTACAACAAGCAACTTAGTGATTGGTACAATACAGCCGTATGGCGGCGAATATGGTATATCGACTGAGCCCGAAAGCTTTGCTGTATATGGTTACAGAAAATACTTTACCGATAGAAAAAGAAACGCGGTACTTAGGCTGTCAATGGACGGCATTGAAGAAATATCTAGATATGGCATGACTGATTTCTTTAGAGACAATTTATCTAGCTTATCTTTAAATTCTAAAGTTATAGGTGGCTATGATTTACATACTAAAAAATACGATGTTTCTTTATTGAACACAGGGCAGTTTTTAGAAATTGAAAACCCAAACCAAATTTACAATACTCTTTCTTTTGATGAAAGCGTAAAAGGCTGGACGAGTTTTTACACATATGCCCCTGATTTTATAGCTAGTTTAAAAAATAAATTTTACTCTTTTAGAAACGGTGGCATTTGGGAGCATTATAATAACAATGGAAATTACAGCACATTTTATGGTGTACCTAATAATTCTAGTGTTACTTTTATATTTAATCCAAATGTTTCAATGGTTAAAGCATTTAAAACTGTTAACTACGAAGGATCTACTGGATGGGAAGCAACCTCTATTTTTACAGATCAAGACACGGGAGTGCCAATTGGAGAATACGTCGCCACCAATAGTTTATCTTCTTTAGAAAATCAATTATTTGTAAACCAATTTATAAACAAGGAAGATAAATATTTTGCAAATATAAACAACAATACATTGCAACAAACTGGGGCTGTTATTTACGGAAATTCAATGACAGGTGTTAAAGGGTTTTTTAATACAGTAACCATGTCTTTGGTTGGAACGAATGCAACAGCTAGTCAAAAAGAATTGTTTGCAGTATCAACGGAATATGTTGAATCATCTTATTAAATTAAATTATGAATAAATTAAATGTACGTAACTTAAAAGAAAGCGATTGGGATACGTTATGTAAATGGTGGGAGGCTTGGCCTAAATGGGTCAACCCGCCTAAAAGCTTTTTACCAGATAATGGTACAGGAGGATTAATGGTCTATAAGGAAGACAAACCTATATGTGCGGGGTTTCTTTATTTCACCAATTCTGATGCAGTTTTGCTAGAGTGGATAGTATCAGATCCAGAATACAGAGAAAAGGATCGTAAAGAGGCTTTAGAACTTCTTATAACAACCGCGGAAGAAACATGTCACAGCTTAGGCCTTTTACATATGTTTAGTATAGGCCGTAATAAACATTTAATAAATACTCATAAAAAATTAGGTTGGACCGTTGATGAAAGCGCGTCTCATGAATTAATTAAAAATATATAACTATGGCAGCAATAGCAGCAGGAGCAGCCCTATCTATAGGAGGCAGTTTGATGGGGGCTAGTAAAGCTCGTAAAGCATCGCGCGCAGCAGCTAGGCAAGCAGCGGCGGCACAAAGAAAAATAAATGCAATTGAAGCTAGCAGGGCAACAATTATAAACCCATACGCCGGCATGGAAAGCGTAACTGGGCTTGCTGAAGATTTATCTGCAGACATGAGCAATCCTTACGCTACTTTAGGATTTG